CTGATTTGCCTAAAAAAAAGGCGGAAGATCAACTTGCCTCGGAATGATGGACACAGCGTGGGCTAACCTGCTGGAAATGGGCATCCCACCTAGCGAAATCAATCACCTGACCTGGCCTGATTATCTAATCATCCTTATCCGCAATGTCGAACAGCAGCTAGCGATGGCCGATATGACAAATGATGAAGGTCAGATTGTCGAATACGCAGATGATTGGGCTTCAATGTCTAAAGACCTCTTTGGATAAATATCCAGAACCATAGAGAGGTATTTCGCCAGTGAGTGACGGCAGTTTACAATTTGATGTAGCGTGGGACAGTTCTAAGGGCGTTGCCGGTCTGGACGAATTCGAGAAAAAGCTAGACGCAGTTACCGCAAAGGCGCTTGAAAGCTCCAATGCCATCGTAGCTGCCCTCAACCAGATCAACGGCGTTCAGATAAACACTGGCATTTTTGAAGCTATCCAGCAGCAGGGTCAGGCCGCAGCCGACACAGCCGAAAAAGCATCCACTCTATCAACGGCCACGGAACAGGCGACCAACTCATCAAAGGGCCATGCGGCCGCACTTGAGACAGAAACGCAAGCGCAAGAGCGCCTTCGCAAGATGGTCGACGAATCCGTCGCTGCTCAAGAAAAGCAGAACAAGGCCAGTGAGGCTTGGAAGAACGGAAACCCGTTCCAGTCCACTGCTAACTCCAACGGTGGCGCTGCTGGTGTTGCGGGTCAGAATGCCCAGATGAGGGCGCCGATCGATGGACGCACCCTTCAGGAAGCCGCCGCTGCCAGTGACGCCCTAGCTGCCCGTTCTGAGAAGCTGATGAGCAGTGTCGATGGGTCATATGCTGCACAGGTAAAATGGAACAAGGCGCTCAAGGAAGCTGAAGCACTCTTCAAGGCTGATGCCATCAGCCAGGCCGAACTTACCGCCGTCCAGAATGCTGCCAAGAAGGCCATGGAGGGTGTCAGCGAGGGAGCCCACCTGTCCAGCGGCGCAATGCGCGAAATGATCGTTTTGATGCGCGAGGCTGGTCGTGGCGACTTCACCCGTATGGCTGGCTCAGCCAGCATTCTGGCCCAACGAATGGGCTATCTGGAACTCCTGTTCAACCCAATCACCATTGGCATCGTCGCACTCACCGCAGGCACCGTCGCATATGCATTGGCTGTCCAGAACGCTCAGGAAAAACAAAACACATTCAATAATATGCTGTCATTGACGGGCAATTTCGCCGGTCTGACTGCTGACTCCTACTATGCAATGGCCCGCAAAATCAGCGACAGTGCTGGCGGATCGATCTCGGCCAACGAAAAGCTCATCTCCAGCCTTGCTAGCATTCACACCCTGACCGCTGGCGAAATGGAGAAGGTGGTTGCGTCATCGCAGCTTCTTGCTCGTGCCACTGGTCAGGATGCCGAAAAGGTCATTGAGAGTTTTCAGGATGCTATCAAACGTGGTCCGACCGCATATGCGCAAGAGATAGCCGACAAATATCCTAACGTCATTGGTCCAGCTATCTTGGATCATATCAGATTGCTTGAAGAGACCGGTCGCACTCAGGAGGCAATGGCCGCAGCGATCAACGCTGCCACAGATGGAATTGCCAACAACACCAAGAAAGACACAGGCATCATTCGCGGCGCATGGGATGAAGCAACCTCGGGTTTGTCGAACTACTTCGGTCACTTGGCCAGATATCTAACTGGAACGGAGTCAGACGCTGAAAAGCTGCGCCGCTTGCAGATTGATCGCGCACTAACTCCAAATGATGCACTGCATAGAAGCGATATAGCCGCACTTGATAGACAGATTTCTCAAGCTCAGCAACAGCTAGTTCTTCATCAAAAGCAAGCCGACGCACAAGCCAAAGACGCTCAAGCTGTCCAAGCTGCCACGGATGCTCAGCGCACATTGTCCGGCGAAACAGACAGATATGCAGACAGAACCAAGCAGCTTGCCAATGCTCGCGCTGCTGACATTCAGCGCCTCAAGACACTCCAAGCCGGTGCTGATGCGGCCCAGCACCAGAGTCAGGAAGCTCTGGCATCAGGCGACAGGAAAGCCGCTCAGCAGAAGGCCGCTGATGCAGAATTTCTCAGGAGAAAATATGCGGAACTCAGTGCAACCATCAATTCCAAAACCTATCAGGATAACCAAACCAAGGCATTTGAGCCAAACGCTACACGTGATGCCAAGAAGGCCGACCGCGATTCTGCCAAGCAGGCTCGCGAGGAAGAACGTGCAGCGAAGAAGCTCGGTGACGAGCTTGAGCGCCTGAAGGCACAATACGAGCAAGTCACCACTGCCGACGATAAGCTCACCATCAGCAATGCACTCGCGTCTGCTGGCTTGAGCCGCACTGCTGATATCACGCAAGGTGTGGCCAAGCAGATCGCCGACCTCGTGACCAGCATACGGTCAGCGCAGGAAGTCAAAAAACTCACCGACGACACAGAAGAGCTAAACGCCAAGACCGCCGATCTAGGCCGCACTCACATTGAAAGTGCGCTAGCTGCTGAACGCCATAAGCTCGGAATCGAGGACATCAGCAAGGCCAGCAACGAAGCTCAGGAAGCATATGAGAAATTCAAACAGGCACTGATTGCTAACGAAACTGCATCTGCGATACAGAAGCTAACTCAGGAAACCGACCAGTGGGTGGCGAAGCTACAGCAGCTTAATCAGAACGAAGAGCAGGCATATAAAACACATTTGCTTGAGGTGCTTGGTATCAAGGATATCACTAAAGCAACTCAGGAGCAGGTAACTGCCTATAACAATGCCCTTGCAGCAAAGCAGAAACTGGATGCCGCGGAAGCCAGCAAGACCTTGAAAAAGAAGCTGGATGACGACAATCAGAAACTCGCGCAAGACAAGGACAAGCGCGACAATCCATGGGATGCCAACTTGAACCGCGCGAATGCGGCGATCAAGAAGCAAGTGGATGAAATGAACGAGCTTTTGGCCAAGATACCAAAGGGCGCTGAAGAATATCAGCAAATGTCTGACGCTATCACCGCATACCAGAAAAATGCAAAAGACAACGCCGCTTTAGACGATAGCATTGAGAAAGCGGACAAATTAGCTGGCATCATGGAAAATGTCTGGTCGAATCCTGAGCAGGCAATGAAGCAGTATTTTGAGCAGTTCCTTGCTTATATCGCCAAGGCTATCATTCAGTCCGCTATTTTGGGCAAGAGCTTGCCCGGCGGTGGTGGCGCGGGCGGATTACTCAAGAGCGCAATCGGATCGATCTTCGGATTTGCAACCGGCGGCTCTGTAGATGCAGGCGTGCCAATCAGGGTGGGTGAACAGGGCGAGGAGATGTTTGTCCCTCAGACCGCTGGCACAATCGTCACCAACCGCCAGCTTGGCAACATGGGCGGCGGAGGGTCGAACATCACTGTCGGTGGAACAACCATCGTGGTGCAAGGCAATGCGGACGAGAAGACATTGCAGCATATCCAAGCGCAGATCACTCAACAACGTCGTCAGATGATAACTGAAATTGACAGCCGATTTCAATTCCACACAAGGAGAAACAGCAGATAATGCCATCAGCACTACCATATCAAGATTACATACAGCTTCCTGTCAACTGGTCTGGTTCCGTTAAAAAGATCACAATGGAAACTGGATCGACCAAAATGAGTGGCACGGTGGGCGTGCGCTCATGGTCAGAGAGCGCGACTGTCACTTGGGTTTTGACACCAGCTAATGCCCAGTCCCTTCTGAACACTCTCAAATCAGGCATGTTCAATGATCCATACACATACACTTGTCAGATAAGAGGGGCAGTCACCCTAAGGCCATCAGACTCATTTGCTTTTGGAGAAACTGAAGGCGGAAAATATGTGACGGTATCAGCGGGGTTCGATGTCGTCTGATAAATATCTGCATGACGCAGAACTTACAAAAATCAACATACAACGGCCTCATCGAATTCCTTAGCATAGACCTTTCTGTGTTCGGCGATCAGGCTTACTACTTTTGCAACAGCTCGACATTTGAAAGCCCATACGATGGCGACAATGCCATAACGTGGCGCGGCCGATCGTGGCAGTGTGTGCCACTCACCTCAGACGGCTGGCAACGTGGTGGCGAAAACCTAGTCCGTCCTAAGGTCACTGTGCCTGACTTCACTGGGGCACTTTTCGTCAAGATGCGCAACCTGAACCACGCTGCCGGCGCACCTGTTGAGCGCATTCGCGCCCTGTATGCCGATGTGCAGGCTGGTGGCACATATGGCGGGTTTCAGACCGAAAAATACCTGCTGAACTCTGTCGCTGGTAATGGTCGTGTCCTCACACTGGAATTAGCTACCATTATCGATTTCCAGCAGAGCAAGACACCTTCATTCATAATGTCCAGAGAATTCTACCCTGGCCTTGGGTCCGCTTTAATTCGCTAAACCCAGTCTAAACGTCAGCCACTAAATATGTGATGACATACCATCCATATTTGCCAGAAAGCCTATGGCTTGAGATTCGTCCTGCCTTTCATTCAGTATATCCAAATGAAGCTGTGGTTGCAGTTTGGTTGGATGGCTCATGGAAGCATCTAGAGAACGTATCCAATGAGCCTTGGAATGAGTTTGTGCTAACGCAGGACGACAGCACCGATCTGCTCGAAAACCCACCGTGTTTGCTGCTCCATAGCCACACTAACGCAGGCGGATTGCAGAAAGCTGATGCCGCCCCAAGCGACAGGGACACAGAGGCTCAGATCGCCACTGGCTGGAATTGGGGCATTACGGCCGTCACTGGGAGCGAGCCGCTTGGTTGCGTGTATGACGTTGCCTACCCAGAGATATGGGGGCCTGACGCCCAGAAACTGCCCTTAGAAGGCCGCACCTACCTTTGGGGTGTCCGAGACTGCTGGACGCTCTGTTGGGACTTCTATGCTACTCAGGGGAACGCTCTAGCGCCGATCCCTAGGGTTAGACAGCAGGGACCGCACAACAAGCACCCGCGCGCCATCGACCCGTTCAGCTACTGGGCACCGCGCCTTGGCTTTGAGCGTGTGACAAGCCGCAATGACCGTCAGCCGGGCGATTTGGTTCTCATGTGCTGGCGCTCAAGCCAGTTGAACCACTGTGCCATTTACCTTGGCCAAAGCCGATACCTCCAACAGCACGCCGACCGCACCAGCGAGATTACCGTCTGGCGCGATGAGGAAATGATACTCGAACGCACTGCTAGTCAGTTTTGGAGATTACCCGATTACAAAGGAGAAGCCTATAAGTGAAAATCAACATCCACCTATATGGTGCAATGAAGTCCGCGCTGCCATGTGAGTATGCTAAATCACCTATCTGCCTATATGCAAACTCATACCGCGAAACGCTGAGCTTACTCGGTCAGTATATTCCATTCAGGGAAACTCTTGAGGCATTCCCAAGCGAGTTTCGCATTGGACCTTCTCTCAAAAAGTCATTACCTCTCTCAGCCGATCAGCTTGCTACGTGGAACTTGGAGGATGAAACACATCTCTACATCGTTCCCGGCATAACCGGCAACCACATCACAGTCGCAATGCTCCTGACAGCCGTTCTTTCAGCAGCGGCCAGCATCGCGATCAGCTTATTGATGAACCTGCTTTTTCCACCTCCTGCGGACACTAAGGACAATCGCAAAAGCACCTTATATCAAAATGGCTTGAATACACAGAAAGAAGGCATTCCACTTCCTATTATCGCAGGAAAGCGGGTGCTTTGTGGCTTCAACGTCATCGAAGCCAATGTGGAAGTTACCAACACAGGCGGCACGAAAACTGATACCAATGCGATCATTGACAGTATCCACAATAAGATAGGTGGCAATGGTCGATTTGCCCTGTCTGAGGGGAACACGATCGCCAGCACGGTAATTTCCGGTTCAAAGGGCGGCGGCGGCAACACCATCGCAAATACCACCTTCTCAGACGCAGTGCTGCACTTCAACGCGGCCATTGGTGCTGGTGAAATCGGCGGCCTGATTGGATCGACGCCAGAGGAAAAAGAGAAGAGCATCCAGGCCGAGCAGGACAGGGCGATCCGGGCACCGGCCAACTTAATTATCAGGGTGTATCATGGGCTGAACGCTACGGCGTCTCTGGCCAGAGTGTGAACCCTGTCACTCCGGGCGTGGGAAACAACTTCGACGCCAACACGGAACTCAAGCAGCAAAACTCTGGCGGTAGCCAGATCTATATCACTGAGACAGTTTCAAGCCCAGCTGTCGATGTGGTCAATTTCCGCATTCGATACAACGCCTTGGTGCACACGGACAAGAAGGGCAACCAGTTCCGCACAACTGTGAGCATCGGCGCAGAGGTGAAGCGCGCAAGTGACACGCTTTGGCAACAGGCAGGCGTTTGGACCACCTACGAGAAGTCCAGTTCACCATTCCAGCGCGAGTATAGCATCGTCAGGCCAGGTGGCGGCGATCAGGACACAGACCCGTGGCTGTTCCGCGTCTACCGCATCACTGCTGATAGCAACGACGACTACACCCAGAACTCTACGAATTTCGACGGCTGGTCGGAAATTGAGAAGATCAAGCTGCCATATGACGGCAGCGGTGGAGAAGTCCCGACAGCCCTCTTTGGTGCAGTCATCGACCTTAGTCAGTTCAGCAACGGCAGCTATCCTGAAATCGCGCTCATTTGTGAGGGCCAAAAGGTCAGGGTTCCATACAACTATGATCCAGACGCACGAACCTACACAGGCCTTTGGGATGGAAATTGGAAATACGCCGTAACAGAAAATCCAGTCTGGCACTGGCTTGAGCAAGCCACCAATGTCAGAACAGGTTGCGGTATCCCAGACACATTTTTCGATAAGCAAGCCCTGTATGCCATCTCGCAGTATTGCGATGATGATGTCAACGGGCGGCCACGCTTCACGCTCAACAAGCAATTTACCGATCCGGTCGATGGATGGCGTGGACTTACTGAGCTAGCTCAGACATTCAGAGCAGTGCCGTTCTTTGGCGGCAATCAGATCATTTTGATGCAGGACCGTCCACTTCCTGCCGTCAGTCACTTCGTCAACAACTCAATGATCGAAGGAGGTTTGTTCAGCTATCAGAGCACGCCAATCCAAGAGCGCTTGAATGAATGTATCGTTCAATATGACAATATGGGCGACTACGGTAGAAAGGCCCAAGTTACCTACAGAGATAATGACTCCATAGCTCGCAACC